TGGACTGGAGGACATCATCGACATAGACCTTGATGTGGTCGATGGACAAGTACCCATCGATGGCGGCGAAGGAGAATGGCCCGGTTGTCGATGAGGCGGTGGTGTGGTCTTGGTATGAATAGGCCATTTCATCCTCACTCGGCACGGATTAGAGTTTGAAGTTCGTCCATGGACGCACCTCGACGAAGCGCTTCACGATTCATGAAGTTGATTCTGTCGGACTCTCTGAGAACCGGAGCCTCCTTCAGCATCTCGTAGTACGCCCTTGCGCGGTACTTGGAGATGATGGAGCGAAGGAGACGGACTCTCGGGGAGTCATACTCGTCGGTAGAGATATCCGACAGGGCCTTGTAGCCTTTGTTCTTAATCAACTTTGTCAAACGCTCCCGTAGAGTCATCCCACCTATCTCCACTTCACCGTGCAACTGGAGCCACCGGTCATAGGCCTGCTGCCCACTGGTGGTCTTGAATGAGGTCAAGTCAAGGTTGTTCTTCCTGACAGACGGGCGGGTGAATCCGTGGTCGAGGTTGCGAAGTTCAAGCATGACCGGGTCATCGATGTCCTCCCGGTACTCCACAGGGAGGAACGACAGGGGACCCGGCGGGCGGTCGGCCTTCTTGATTTCTTCGCCAAAGAGATTCCGTCGAGGAGCAACGCTCTCTTCAAGCAGGGGAATCCGGGAACGCATTGCATCGACCATTCCACGGACCTCACGATGAACAGGGTCGTCCGTGAACAGGCCGATGGACTGACTGGTGAGGCCCGAGAAGGGAACCATGGAACCGGCAAAGTTGTTCAAGAACACTCCCGAGAACTGCTCGGGGCTGGAGATTGCGTTGACGAGATTGGTCAGACCGGTCAGGTAAGTCTTGTTCGTCACGTTCCGTGCGATGGAAGTGACCAGAACGATGCCGAGAAAGTCAACGGTGTCCTTGTCCTCGGTCTTCATGAGATCGTTGCCGGTCTCGATCATGTCAGCCACCAGACCGATGATTGTCGAGAACGGGTCGAACCGTCGATAGGAAACGTACTTGTCCCCAATCTTGATCGAATACGGTTGCCATCCTGTGGCTTCCCACAGTTCCTTTCGGGACTTCTCTCTGGGTCCTCCTCCGGTGATCTTGCCTGACTGGGCCATCAGATAGAACGTGCTGACTGCCCCAAGGCCCAAGGCCATTCGCCCAAGGATGTCCGCACGGCGTCCCCGGTCACCCATTGACAGGTCCTTGCGGAACAACGAGAACAGTTCCTTGGCGTAGACCATGTTGTTGGCGACGGGGAACCGAGCAATCGAGAAGTTCAGGAGATTCGTTGGAGTACGGATGAACGGGAAGACGAATCGCATCCACGGCATGTCGTTGGCAATGGCCTGAGCCTTGGCGGCAAGCCGAGTGGTGAACCTGTTTGATTGAGGATCTAGAGGTGTCGTGAACGTCGCGTAACGAGCCTGCTCAAGAGACTCCCGCGACAGAATCCCAGCCTCTGCGGACCAGTTGTTGGGATCGCTCATGAAGGCGTTGACGAACTCGTTCTTCTCACCTGCATCCATCAGTCCCTTGCTGACACGCTCGTCGGCAATAGCAGCAGCCTTCCGAATCATGTTGGCTTCGGAGTACCGCTGGCCGTCCTCTAGGTTCTTGGACCAGATGTCTTCGGACCACTTGGCTGCAGCAGCGGAATCACCCCTGAACTTCTTCAGGCCTTCGACCTGCAGGTTCGTCTTGAAGTGTGCCCGATAGTGCAACTGCTTGAAGAACTCGTCTTCAGACGCAAGGAACCTAGTAGGCAGGTTCACCACGTTTCCGATCCAGTTGGCGATGGCCCCGGAAAGGCGATCTTCCTTGAACCCAAGACCTTGTGCGGAGATGGTGTTGCCGTCGATCTCCACCTGTCGCATTCCTTCTTCAAGAATGCTCTGGTCCTTCATGGTGGCCTGCTTGGCGATGCGGAAACTGTCCCCAATCTGATTGAGGTAGTTCATATACAAACGCATCTGATTGCCCACGACCCCAAAGTCGCCCACAAGAGCAGCCCCAAGGGCACGCTCGAACGGGAGATACAGCAAGGTCATCGTGTTGGCCGTGATGTTGACCATGTGGGTCACGGGACCGCTCAGGATGGAGTTCATCCAATACTCGACGATCACGTTGCCCCAGTTCCGGGCACCTCGGATCAGTCCGATGGCTCCCTCGGCACCACCAGAGGCATCAGCCCGGACGATCTTGTCCATCATCGAGACCACGGCGTCCCGGCCTCCGGCCTGCTCGATGGCGTCATCAATGAGGGCCTCGCTCAAGGCATCAGAAGAAACGGGGGAAGAGGCCGTAGGTGCGGCAGAGGTTCCTCCTGCGCCCACCTCGTCGGTCTCTGGAACAGTCCCGGTCTCGGTTCTCGGGGCAGTGGGGTCACCAACAGCAGTGCCGTCAGGAGCAAGACGCTCGCTGCCTGCGGCGGTGTCCGCTGCGCCAGAAGGGCTGGGAGTTCCGTAGCCCTCTCCAGTTCCGGTTCCAGTTCCGGTTCCGCCTTCACCAACGGCTCCACGCGCCGAGGGCTCATCTGCACTGGACAGGCCTCCTGCACGGGGAACAGGACCGCCTTCGCGGCCCGCTCGTCCACCTGCAGAAGCACCTCCGGTAATCGATGGGACAGCACCGGGGGTCGCTCCGGGCAGCGGAGGAGCAAGCACAAATGCTCGGGGCTTCGGCACCCGGCGATTCATGTTGAGACCGCGAGCGAAACTTGCGTTGTTGATTCTGACTTCATCAACGACCACTTCGGCAATCTTCTGAAGCCTCAGGAACTCATACAACTCGGCTGAAGACGCCTTGTCCCCCTTCTTGGCAATGGACACGACCTTGGCGCTGACATCCGACAGGATCTGTCGCATTGCCTGTTGAACAACGATCATTTGCTTTAGGGCGTACTGGCCAGAGATCCGAGCCACCGAAGCAGGGTCTCCCAGAACATCATCATCATTCAGCATCCGCGCAAGAGACTGGGAAGTGTCGATGACCTGTGGGGCAATGTCTTCCCACTTGACGGTTTCAGGGGGCATACGGGAAACAGATTCGATGACGATCTTGTCGATCTCTTCCCGCACCTCTGAAACGGTGCTGGATCTTTCGATATTGAAGACGTAATCAGGGGGACGAAGGTCCCCAGTGCCACCGCCCTTGGAATCGAACGGGATCTTGGAAGCAGACCGCAGAAGAGAAGTCTCGGCAACAAAGGTGTTGACGCCGGTGACGGAGACTCCGGGACCACGGTTGGCGAGTTTTTCAAAGACTTCCGCAACTTCCTTGGTCACGCCCGGAACTTCAGTTCCAACGGACTTCCACAGGGAAGTCAGCCACATGGACAACCGCTCGAACACTCCCCGCATGTTTCCGATGGGAGGAGTGCCGTTGCGAATCCACTCCACAAGACCCTCGGCGAATCGCTCTTCTGCGTCTACGGTCCAGACGGGAGCGCCATCACCATCCCGAGCGACCCCTGCCCACTTCTCAATGGTCAGGATGTCTTTGTCCGTGAGGCCGAAACGCTCAGTTCGAGGGATTCGGGAATCAAAGAGTTGATGTCTTGCAACGTGGGCGAGTTCGTGGACTGCGGTTTCGAGGTTGGGGGCTCGGAGACCTCCGATGTAGGTGAGGCCGGTTGCGACTGTCTTTGCGAATCCTCGGACTGTTCCATCGGCTGCTGAGAGGAGAGTTGCTCGGTTGGGGAGGTCCCTTCCGCGAGATACGACTCGGGAACCTGCCTTAGCCGCAGCAACATCAGCGCTGGTGACAGCCTGCCCGGCTTTGAGCCGGAACTTGGACCGGACACGGCGGGCGAATCGATCAAGATTTTCAATAACTGCCGCGTCAATCCCTGACCTGACGAGTTCTTCACGGATTTCCTTTCGAGTCAAGTTGGTGATCAAATCCCACCCGACAACCAAGTCCTCTCTTGAGAACCTCTTCAGGATGTCCTCGGGAGAAACTCCCTCGTCGATCAGTGACGAGGACATTGCCAGAGTCCGGAGAATCCGGTCATTGATGGGAGCAGACTCCAGTCCGGTCACAGTTGCAACCTTACGGAGCATGTTGTATGTCTGCAGGATTTCGGGACGAGACGCAATCCAGTCCCGCTTGGCCTCAAGCCACGATTGAGTTCGTGACACTCCCTTGCTGTCAGTCAGGATTCCCCGCGTGATCATGTCGTTGGGAACCAGAGAAGAAGTGTGGCTATCAACCGGCATCCGGGTGCGGGCCTCAGTGAACATGGACTGCCCGTCAAACCTCGCCTCAAGCCCCTCCCCGTACTTGGACATATCCATGTTGTCCAGAACATCGGTTCGGGTGATGGACGGGTCCAACTTGGAAGCGGCCTTGTAGTCGGCTTCGACATCCTTCAGGATCTGATCAGCAAGATCGGCGACCTCCTTGACGGAGCCCTCGAACTCGGTGGTGAACCGGCCCGCGAGTTCCGCCCTGTCGATCCGCTTGGCCCCTGTCCGAATGGAATCCATCACCAACTCTGTCAGGCCGATGCCGGTCCTACGGTCCTCGAAGCGGGACATCAGGACGTACAACTGGGCACGGGAAGTGCCGATCAACTTGCCGAGAGTCTTTATGGCTTCCCCGTCTTCGGCCAGAGCGGACTCACCCGCAGTGCGGGGACGATCCAGCAGTCCGAAGACAGTGGTGTTGGCTTCGTCGGCACGCTCCAAGAAGGTCTTGAGGCGAGCGGGGGACTTCAGGGAATCGAGTTCAGAGTCCGTCAGCAGGAACTTGATGGGATGGCTATCGGGCAACGACGAGGAAACCGAGTAGGTTCCTCTGTCCATCTGGGCCAGCACCTCGTCCGAGTAGGTCGAGTAGAACTCGATGGCGTCTTCACCAGCGATGATCTTCAAACGACCACGGTCCAGACCAAAGGCATCGATGAGCAGGTTCGTGTATCGAGCCTCCTCCTCGTTGAGGCCGAAGGACTCCATGAGATCCCGCTCTTGGGCGTCACGGATCTTCCGGGCCTCTTGAACCATGGAGACAGTGGGCTCCACTCCCTTGGATCTGGCCCTCGCTCCCGCGCGGTAGACCCGAAGCGCAGACAGCAGACCATCGACGGCGAACCCGATACCAAAGCCTTCGATGGCGTTCTTGAGACGACCGACGATCTCTCCGTCGTTCTCGTCCGCTGCAAGGAACTCGGTGACGGGGTCCCGAAGACCTACATAGTCTCTCAGGAGATTGCTGAGTCGGGCTTCGTGGCCGTCGAAGGCGGCAAAGTCGGCGAAGGAAGACGCGAAGGAGAACTTGGCAAGTTCAGGGATCTGGCTCAGGGCCTTGGCCTTGCGAGCCTGCATGGCTGCTTGACCGATACGACCAGCCTTGCGGGCGACCATGGAGGCCTCGGTTGCCGAGTCAACAGCCTTCTGGATTCGTGTAGCAGCCTTGGCGAACTTGGCACCCTTCCCCAACTTGCTGGCGATTCCCAGTCCGGGAACGAGACCGGCGGCAAAGTTGAACAGGCCTTCGGTGATGTCACCGCCAATGGTCGTGGACTTGCTTTCCCAACCGAACTTGTCGGGAACTTCTTCGCCCATGAGCATGGCCGGTAGATTGACCATGTCCGAGACACCGCCAGCGATGCCTCGTGGAATTCCCATGGCGATGTCGGCTGCGTCGAAACTCCAGTAGCCGTCATCTCCAAGGGTGTCATCGGGAATATAGGTACTCATCGCCGCTCCTCAAGAAACCGACCAAGGGCTTCTCTTCGCTTTGTCTGAAGTTGCATGAAAGAGTCAATGGTGATCGTGTTGTCGAAGATGTCCATGACTCTTCCGATCAACGAATCTGGATCGATCTCACCGGTCTCCTGATACTTCTGGTATTCCTCAACCATCACGGGCCAGTCATCATCGGTTCCGTACAGGTGAATCGCGGGACTGGGTGGGCCTTGGCTCAGGCTAACCTCAGTGGGGTTCTCGGGGTTGTAGTAAGGATTTCCATGATTGACTGACAACCCGCCCAGATCGTTGTTGGTCATGGCCTCGATGTCGAAACCGTTGTATCCGAGATTAAATACATAGGCAGAAGTGTCTTCCTTGGAAAGGACAGCACGGTTGGTTGATTGGTCCAGAAGTGCGCCCATAACCATCTGCCGTTGAGAGTCTCTATCAAGTCTGCTGAATGCTCCGGGAGAAAGCGGCAGAATAAACTTTCTGGCTTTGGGGTCTGTGAGTGAAAACTTGTAGACCCCATCTGGGCGAACCAAGTACGACATAGCGCCCTCGGGATACCGCTCAAGAGTGGAGCCCGCATAACTAATCTTCACCGTTGTGTTGCCTTCAAAACTGTAGCCCAGACCCATTCCCCCTCGATTAAACAAGAAGAAAACCTCAGGAAGAGCAGTTGTATAGAGTTTGGCGTTTTCTGCGGCCTCTGCCTTGGCACGTTCACGGTATTCAAGGGCAGCGGTTTCCAATTCGGGTGTGCCGGGGCTGGCCTCAAGTGCGGACAGGACACCGTTCAGTCTGGAAGTTTCTACATAGTTTTGAGGGTTCACTGTAGGAAGAGTGCCTTGGACAAGATTTTGTGTCAACCTAGCGATCAGGGCACCTTGGTTGGGCTCGTTTATTTCTTGAAGAAACTCAAAACCCACATTCTCTATGAGGCCCTTCAGGCGAACCTCACTTATCAGTTCAACGAGGGCCGGCTGAGGCTTTTCGCTTTCAGCGGCAAGTAGAAGTTGAGACTCAACGTCTTCCCGCACCGCCTCAAGCATTCTTTTCTGCATGGCCTCGATCACCCTCTTATCTTCAGGAGACCTAGGCTCTTGGATGGGACCAGCCAACTGCTCGGGCGGGGGTATCAACTCATCCACCACATCTTGAATTAAGCCGTTAGCCTTGTCCACAACAACAGCCGTAAGGCCAGACCGTGTTGTCTCAACGGCTTCTTGCATGGTCTGGGTCAGGGAATCTCGATTTTCATTCAACCTGTTGTGCAAGAATTCCCTGTACCTCTGGCGGTATTCAGCAAACCTTCCTTCGCGATACAGGGCGGTGTTTTCGGGATTTGATGTGAACTCCACAAGCGCTTCAGATTCGATTCTACTCCACTCCGCCGCCCGTCTTCCTTCCACCTCTCTCAAGTCAGACTCGTCCAAAAGACGTTTATTTGGGACCTCAGGCAGCGGGATTTCACGCCCGACTTCACTGAGTATATCTAGGCCGATTTCCCGTAGGCGCTTGCGGGCTTCGAGGTAAACTTGGGGTGGAATGTCTTCCCTAGCAGACTCCACTTGCTTTTCAGTAAGAGTCCCGTCAGCCAGACTTCGGGTTATTTCATTCGTAAGTTCATCGTCGTATTCAGGCACAGCCCTTGAAAACTGAGACCACGTTTGTTGTGCCGATGCAATTAACTGGGAACGGACAGAGGCCTGCTTATCTGAGGGCAGTCGTCTATAGTCATCTGACTGGGACAGAATGGAATCCACCGCAGAGACAATGCTTTCAAAATCCTTCATCGACTTGTTGACAAGTCCCTCAATGATGGATCCATTAACTATCCCTTCCAGAGGGACAACCACTCCCTCAACGTCGCGGGCAAAAGCGGATGCTGAGGTGTATTTGTCGATCTCGTTCCGTGTCTGCTCGACCGCTTGCATCAGTTCAGGGTTCAACTTGACGTTCCCGATGGAACCTTCTTCAAGAACCGACATGATGTCTTCAACGCGGTCAATGTTAGGACTGTCTGACTCCATCTCAATGGCAACAGCCCGGAGAACCGCAGAGACAACCGCCTGCTTTCCGCCTGCGGTCAGGAGGCCTGACTTATAGGCTCCGTTCAGGACCTTTTCCAAACTCTTGGAAATCTTCTCAGGGTCCATCTCGTTTTGAACAATGTTCAGGGCTTCTCTTGTTGCTTGGTCTTCCGTGGCCTGTCTGGCATTGCTGACTCTCTTCTCACCGACTCGGGCCATCAGTTCCCGGTCAATGCCCATGCGGGCTGTGCTGAACCCCTGCTGAATGTAGAAACTGTTGGGGACATTCAGGGACTCGGCAACCTTGTTCAGTTCTTGGGCAACCTGCTCATCGGTGCGGATGGAGCCATCTTCATTGACGAACTCGGACAACTGATCAATCATCGAGAACGCTTGACGCCTGTAGTCAGACCCCAGAGTCTCCCCTCCGTACATCGTCAGGAACGCACGGGCACGCCACGGTGCGATCCTGCCGGAAGCCTCGATCAGTTCAGTGACCTTTTCCTTCAGTTTCTGGGGGCTCTTGGCGTACTGGACAAACTCCTGCTCACCCTTCTTGATCTCCGAAGCCGTGTAGGTCTTGGCAAACCCCGACAGGGAAGACGAGAGTTGGGAGAACGCTTCAGCAATCTCGAAACTCTTACGGAAGTCGGCCTGCTGAGCCAGCCCTGACGGGTCGTAGAACTGCTGAACCGGAGCGGTGACGGGGGCGGTGGTCCTGAATGGACGGAACTCTGGAGTCTGTCTAGCCTTGGCCATCAGTCATCTCCTCCGGGTCCGGGGAAGAAGTATTCAAAGTTCTCTTCGGTGCCGAAGAAGTCGAAAGTGGCCCCGGTAATAGAAGCGGCTAGAGCAAGACCGCTAGGTCCAGAGATCGGCTCAGGTGTAGCCCCGACGATTCGTCCTGTGGCTTGATAGGAGTACCCCATGGCTTCGTTTCTAAGTTGATCCAGAACCGCCCTTTCTTGGGCTTGGGTCCTCTGAATGAACATGCTCTCCCTCATCGCATAGTTGTCCAGAAGAGCGTCAACAGACAACCCAGCGACTCCAGATTCGATGGAGGACGCATAGGCAGTCGCCTTTGCGGATCGGGCCTGCTGGACGATCTCGGAGATCTCCTGAGATGCCTTGGTCTGTTCCTCGACCTGCCGACGAGTGATCGCGGCGTACTGGTTGACCAAGTTGGCGTTGGCTAGAGTCTTGGTCTGCTCGAAGACCTGTTGCTGATACCTTCGCTGTGCCTCAGCCTGCGCCGATTGAGTTTGGTAGTTGATGACACTGCCGCCAATGGCTGCAGCGGTGCCTACGGCGGCGAAGATGACTGGATCACACATCTCTAGTCCTTATAAATTCATGAAACACAACTCGATCTGGACCCAACTCCACAGAGTTGATGATCTCAAAACCGAGCCATTTAATCCACTTGATGTGCAGGGTGTTTCGAGAATCAATAAAATTCCACAACACTTCGTGGTGTTCATGGAGTTCGGAAAGGCGGGCCTTGGATTCTCTCAGGAACTGAATCTTGTTTCCCACGGGGTGAACAAGGTCCTCTGTTCCTAAGAGCCAGCAAATGCCCACAGGCTTGCCCCTGAGAGTTCCGGGCACGGTGCCGTAGACACCCACAGGCTTTCCATCGATATGGATTGTGAAGCACGGGTCACTCTGACTGATCCCCTGCTTCAGCCGGTCCAAGGCGTAATCGTCCGAAGGATCAAGAAGACCCAGTTCCCTTCTGTCCGGTCCTCTCATCTCGTTCAGGATCGGCTTCGCGTCCTTGAGACAGGCCTTTCTAACTCTCAGTTCAGATTCGCCTGTAGCGTCCCGAGTACGTCGCTTCGACTTCTGCACTGGTGAACTTGGACGGGTAGGGTGTGTCATTGATCAGGTCCACGTTGAATTGTTCAGAAACGCCCATCACAGGGATACGCATTGTACCCGATTCCAATGGAGCGTTTACAAATGAACTGTTGACTGTGGACCCCCGTTCATACACATACGTCGAGTTCACCAACGGGTTGACCGCACTCACCTCTGCACGGAACGGGCCGGACTCGTCGTAGTTGACGTTCATGTTCCGAATCTGAAACCGGCCAGAACCTAGGGAAGAGTTCTGGGAACCGATACGGAAGTAAGGCTGGGAGAACCGGTACCGGAACTCATAGGGGTTGCCATGGAATACCGAGGCACCGCCTGTTCCAGACAGGGTGATGGTGGTGTTGCCGGAAACGTCGTCATAGACGCGGGAGACCTCTTCGACCTGCTGGCCAGCGTTGGGTCCAGAGGCGTACACCACGATGTCTCCGGGAATCAATGGGGACGCGGATTCGGACTGACCCCCAAAGGATACCGGGTGCTGAGAGAAGTTATTGTAATAGACCTGAGATGAGCAACTGTTGGTGGCAAAGGTCGTGCTTTGGGCATCTTCTCCTGTGACGCCGCTCAAGATTCCAGCCCTCACATTCGTGAAGACATCCGGCCCGTCCACACATTTTACAGTGACGGACCCCTGAAATGACATGGTGGTTGTTGTGTCAGGCTCTGTCCAAGAAAACAGATACTCAATCTCCAGTTCATACCCGTTCACAAAAACAGTCGCAGCCTTCTCCGAACTGTAGGTGCCGGTGAAACCTGAAGGGGGAGAAGTCGAGTTCCCAAAACGGGAGTCGCTGATGTTGATCGAATAACTCCCATTGTCGGTGGAAACATATACAGAGAACTGCCTTTGGCTAATAGCATCGGGAGAAGAGCGGGTAGCCGAAAACTCAAGAAAAGTTTGAGCAGTGATGCCCGTCCGCATGGGTACCGCATACCCGGAAACATAGGGAACCTCAAGGAACTCTTGGGTCAAGTTCGGTAGGGTTGAGGTCAGGGCTGGGCCTTGAACTTCGGGAAGCAAGGCGTTGGGAGTGCCGGGGGTGATGACGGTTGGAGGGAACGTGCCCGTCAACTCGATCGATCCGGTTCCTCCAACGGCTCCGATCGAGCCAAACCTGAAGAAAACGGACTCTTGCGACGGTTGGCCGACATTGGTCACCCCGTCCACAACGATCTGATTGCTTGAGGTATTTGCAAAGTATCGCCGGTTGTCGAGGCGAACAGTCAGGCCGCTGTCCTCGTCCAATCGGTTTTCCCGAAGATCGATCTCACGCAAACCGTAAGTCTGTGAATCGGGATTGAAGACGTACAGAATCAATCGGGACTCATACCACCCGACCGATTGGATCGCCACTCCCGGAAACGTCCACTTGGACCAAGACGATTGGACCCGTTCGTTCCCTTGGTCGTACCACTTGTAGACATACAGAGCGGACTGATCCTGTTCCGTCAGGACAACCAAGGTCCGATCGAAGGGGGACGCCTTCATTGCCTTGGGGAGGCCCAAGATGTATTTGGGCACATGAGCAGTGACCTCGGGGGCGGCGATCAGGCTGGCGTCCTGAATGTTCACCACCATGTCCCGCACACCCGTGTAGTTGTCGCCACGCTTGAATGGGAAGTAGATCTCCTGATCCACCTGAGCAGGCATGCAGTCGGCAACCGCCTCGTACTGACCGGCAGGCTCAAGGATCACGGTTCGCGGGGTCAGCAGTTCGGTATCGGGAGAAGTCAGGACCATCTGGGCTTTGTTTGAAAACAGAATCAAACGGTTGCCGAGAGGAATCCCGTAGCGGAACTTGGTGACCTGCGGGTATGCCGAGTAGACATCGATGGGGTCGCTGTCCAAGAGCGACACCACGGTGGTCCTGAAGAAGTTGAAGAAGTTGCCAGCCTCGGAGACGGACACCGCTTCTCCAGAGAGAATCCCCAGACGGCCTTGATAACTGAAGATGGACGAAATCTCAGCACCCACAAAACTGGGGTTGGGGTTGGAGACGAGGTCCCCAACAAGACGGTCATCCCAGAAGACATCGTTCGCGTCGGCGGAACCGTCGATAGGGGTGAACATGAAATAGGGATCACCGTTCCCATCGAACTTGCGGATCAGGGCATGGGGCATGGTGGCCGAGTCGAGACGGTAGGACAGGCCGGGGGCGACGGTTTCCACCCAAACGCCTTCACCGGTTTCGCCCTGCACAGTGGCCTCGAACTTGACGTAGTAGTCGTCTTCGTTGACCTCGGGGAGACCCTCGATCTTCGTGACGATTCCATCGGGAGCGATTACCGGAAGGTACTCGAATGCCTGAACTTCCTCCCCAATGACCCGCAGGCCTTCTCCCGACAAGCCGTCTCCGACCGAGACCCTGAAGTCCACAACAGTGGGGTTGGCCGGGTTGTTGGTGTTCAGGACAATGTGGATTCCATAGTCGGTACGGGTGGCCGTCAGGTCTGAAAAGTTACTGGGAGCAGCAAAGTTGTTATTCAGCAGTACCGTCAACTGGGCCGCGATCAGGCGGGTGTCGATGACTGAGGTTCCTTCTGGAAAAAACTCGCCATCAATGGTCGCACCACTGGCATCCAGATACCCATCCACTGACGTTGGGATGCCAGAACTGTCAGGATGAAGGGTCTTTTGGTTCACGACAAGTGTTGAGCCGACCGTGCTGCCGGATGAATCCAGCAGTTCCACGGTGATCGTGTACGTCGTACCGTAGTTGCCCGTCTTCACCCACACGAATGCCTCGGGGTCCCGCTCGGTAACCGTGTCGTTCGTCATCGCAATCGTTTTGTTGCGATTGCATACAAACGTGTAATCCGCAATGGTGGTCAGGGTCAAGTCGCGTTCAAGGTCATTGACGCTTCCCCCGCCCAGATACGAGTAGTTCCCGCCTGACGGAAGATTCACCGGGACCACAGCATTGTTGACCAAGTCCCATGCCGTGATTCCATCGTCCTTCAACATGATCGCATAGGCTTCTACGCCTTCGCCGCGATCGATGATGTGCAGTTTCCCCTTGCCCTCAGTGTCTCCGTTTCCGGTGAAATCGGCAACGGCCTCGGTCGGATACCGCTTGGTCAGGGACTCCGTGGGGCTGGCGTATCCGTTGACGAGTTCCTCGCACTGGGTGGGGAACCTGACCTGAGGGGGCTGCTGCGAGACCCCGTTCAGCATGTTGGGGATGGCGATGTTATACATTTACAGGCCCGTCACATAGGGATACGCACGATCGATCACCCGATAGACCGCATAGGAATCGAAGATCGAGTGGTCGGCGGTCTCCGACTCAAACCGACGTAGTTCAGACAGGGCGTACTGCTCGTCCCTCAGGGTGAACGAATGGTGCTTCTCGGAGCCCACGGATCGATCCTGAAAGACCCTTGCGGCACGAATGGCGATGTATTGCCTAGCGGGCTGGGGCAGGGAGTTCCAGTCGTAGGCGTAGACGGTCTTGGTCGTGATCGATGAAGTGAACGTATAGGTCTTGCTGTAGTTGTCGTACAGGTACCTCTTGCCGCCCCGAATCTTGATGGTCGCCTGACGTTCGTCTACGGCAACCTTGGGGGTCACATAGGCATTGTCAACGTACATGACCTGATCGGGAATCGCGATCAAGCCCGCAGAATCGGGGGTCCAGACCTTGTCCTGTTCCGTGTTGAAGTACCACCCATGGCTCTGGACAGCCAGAGAGATTTCCTTGAGAGTGGCCTTGGCCATCGATGCGTCAACCGAGGGGGTGTCCACATCGTTGACCGGGGCAGCACCGATTGTGGCCAGACACATATTGATGGCGTCAATCTCGCTGAGTGCCCACGGTGATGTGCCGTCGTGGATTGGCATGTCAGGCTCCTGAAAGATGTAAAAAAGGGGCCTGCCCCAGTTATGGGACAGACCCCTCGATTGGGATCACCTACCTTGGTTACGGGGCAGTGGCGATAAGTCCGGCACACTCATGACGGAGCGAACCGTGACCCATGGCGTACTTGGCGACCATGAGGTGGCCCTGAAGACGGATCTCGTACTCCGACTCCATGGCGAGGTCGAGCAACTTGACCGTACCGAAAGCCTGCTTCTGGAAGGCGATAGCCTTGACTCGGGAGAAGTTACCGCCATACGAGTTCTGGGTGGCAGTGGGGTTGGTAACAGTCGTGCCGTACACAGACGGGGCAATATTGCTGCGGATCATTCGGAAACCGGCAACCGAGGCGATCTGAGCATTCACAAAGGAGTTGCTCGGATCGGGATTGTAGTCCCGGTTGATCAGGTCCTTGCCCTCGGGGCTGTTCACGATGGTGTAGTACGTCTGGGGAGTGACAACAACGTACCGGTCCTCGGAGGGGACGTTCTTCTCGTCGAAGTTAGCAGCCATCTCGAACATCATGTCGATGAACTGGGCGACTTGAGCGTCGGTGGTCAGATCTGCACCGTTTGCTCCAAGCAAGTTGCTCTCAAGAACGGTCGAACTCGGAAGGTCGGTAACCGCACTGTTGATCGGGGCGGGGTCTGCCCCCGTAAAATCTGCCGCAGTGTTGATTGCAACACCGATCAGGTGCTTGTCCATCTCGCGAGCAAGCGCACGACCGAGTTCGGACGAGTAGATCGACCGGACATCGTAGTGGTTCTTGGCCTCGTCCAACTTGTCGATGAACGTGGTGGCCGTGAGGAGATCGTCAATAGTGATGACCTTCTCGGCGTGCTTGATCGCGGAGATGTAGGACCCATCGCTCAGCAGGTCCTCACCGGGCGTGTGGTAACTCGCAGAGGCGATTCCGGTAAGCGGGAACTGAGCCGACTTTCCGTTGCTGATGGTACGGACCATGTGAAGCGGCTTCATCACGGTCGCGGTCTCGAACGCCTGAAGGACTTCGCCACTGAAGACCTTCAGGAACATCGCGTTGTCAGTCGCGTAGTTGACATTTGCTCCCGCGCCATTGATCTGGCCAGTCAGGGAGATTCCAGTAACAGCCATTGTATATCCTTAGTTAGTAAGACTTCTTTCGGCCCACCCGCTCCTTGCGGATGGGTCCCTTCTGCTTCTTGTCGTTCTCCAAGTCCGGGTCCGCAGACAGGGACGGGAAATCCGACTCAGGGGCAATGGAGTCATCCCCCGCAGGGGAGACATATCCTGCGTACCACCCCTCGGGCAGCAGGACTGGGTGGTCGGTGAGTTGCCAAGCAACCCCGTTCCACAAATAGACTCGGCCCCGGATTTCAGGACCGAGCCTGATCAAGTCATGATCGGTCGGATTGACGAACACTGTTCTGGTGCTGTCGCACCCGACGTTCAAACTGGTCACGAAGACCATCAGGGAGATCAGCAACATCCCGCGCAGTCTTGGGGGCATTGGTCCGTCTCCATCCGAAACCGATCAGTTCCATCAACAGGGTCACGATGGCGGTGCCGATCGCGGCCCACATCTCAATACTTCCGATCACGCTTGAGTGCCAGACGGCTACCGGTGTAACCGAGAGCAGCCAGCACGGACACGATCAGGCCGAGGATGCGTTCTCCAGCGGACTCCGCAGGGACCACACCGGAGGCGACCACAGCACCAACAAGGCAGGCGGCAGTGGACAGCCAGAACTCGGTCGTCTTGTACCCCGGCTTGGGGTCACTTGGTTCGTTTTCCATCGGTCTTCAACTCCACGTTAGTAACCGATACATATCGCTTGGGAGGGTCGGCATAGTAATAGAGAAGCCCCGTCTTCATGCACTGGAAGACGGGGCGGTTCTCTTCAACCGTCCGACCCACCTTGGGGTCGGGGGCCTTCATCAATAGTTACCGCCGTTGGAGCGAGCAGCCTGACCGCCAGCCACGGGCACAGCGTTGTTGCCCTGATTCTCGGGCAGGTCGATGCTGTCACCGGACATGGCAAGCAGGGCACGCATGCTGTCGAGCAGAGCCTTGAACCGCATCAGGTCGAAACGATTGATGCCGGAAGCGAGGTCCGCAGACTGCGACTCGCTGAGGTCCACCCACATCGCCTTGAGGCGACGGACGATGTCCTTGCAGTCCTGATTCTCCACGGACTCGATCTGCTCATCGGTCGGGAAGGACTTGAGCAGAGAATAGCCCACGTTGTGGATCTTCGGGAGGTCGAGGGGCTGGGAGTTCGCGGCGGTCGCGAAGCCCTCAAGGCGGTCGAGGTACGTCGCGAAACGCTCGCGGTCGGCCTCAAGGAAGAAGCCACCGTTGAAGGCGCTCTGGGACGAGATCAACTCACGGGCGTAGACGGTGACCCGGTCACACAGACCGGCGATGTCCATGTTGGACACTTGACTAACGGGCATTTCTTACTCCTTAGAAAGAGGCGTTCTTTACTCTGTTCTCTACGTCAGCACGGTAAGCGGGGTCGTTCTTGTACCGAGGGTCGCTCATGGCCTTGACCATCTCGGCAGTGGACCGGAACCCTGCAGATGTCTTCTTGGAAGATCCCTTGACGAAGTTCGGTTCGGTCCCTCCGTTCGCGGCAGAATACCTTGCCTTGAGACTTTCAAGAGCGAACTTCTGGGCTTCAGGGCTCTGATTGATAGCGGCGTTATAGGCGTCGATCTCGGCCTCGGAATAGTTTTCCGAAGCCCAATTGATCATGTTGTCATAGGCCTCTTCGCCGCCGACTGTGGCATACATCGACTGAGCAGCCTGATTCTGGACGGCTTCCAGTCCAGCAATGTATTGCTCGACATAGGACTTGGGGATTCCAGCCTTCTCAAGTTCGGCGAACGACTCTTCCGAAAGAGTCCCCTTCTCTTGAAGTTCAGAACCGTACCTATCAAGGTTTAAACCTTCTGATTCCTCCGTAGAGTCATCCGAGATTTCTGGCTCTTCTTCCGTCTCAGGAGCGGGCGGGGGAGTTTCAACATGCTCGTCGCCGGGGTCGCCGTCGTTGTCGGCGGGGGCGTTGGGTCCAGTGACCCCATCAGTGTATTGAACTTGTTCCATTTACAATTCCTTTCAAGACTGGGATGCTATAGCGTTCGACGCTTCAGCAACCTGATCCAAGGAAATATTACCATCATTCAAAGCCGAACCAAGTTGGGAAATAGACTCCGGTCCCAACTTTTCAGCCATCTGAGCCGCCATGGCCTGCTGCCGCTCGGCCTGAATCTCCTCTTCGGTCTTGATCAAGCCCTCGGTGTCGATGCCCAAGGCGGCAGCGCGTCGATTCAGGTACTCCCCGATGTTGACATACTGTGCCATGGCCTCGGGTCCGATGACCTGCTGAAGGCCGACCAAGAAGGTGTCCAACTTAGTCAGGTCGTTGCCTCTTCCAAGGGCATCGATACCGGTAGTCACCAACGGCTGGACATATTCGTCCGGGACCTTGGGCAACTTATTGGCCTTGGTCATGACGGACATCAGCCTGCGGATCAGGGGGAGTTGGAACTCCTGAGACAGGATGCTGTAAATACCGCCCAACTGCCGCTCTACCGCAGCGGTGGTCAGCCGGATCTCCTCTGCGGTAACACGCTCAGCATTGCGAATCGTACTCTCCGCGAGAAGAAATGCATAACTGAGCCTTTCGCGGATCTGAGCGATTGTTTGAAGAGCAACACTGAAGTCGTTTTGCTTCTGAACTTGCAGTACCGTGACATCGGTGGCCAGCCCTTCTCGGATTGCTCCGTTAGGAGAACGCGCAAGAGTCTCGGCATTGGTGAACCCGTTCGGGTTGACCAAGAACAAGACCTTGGCAGCGGCGGCTGACCCTTCGACGATTGCTTGGGTCAGTGCTTCAAGGCTCTTGAGGTCGCCAAGGTATTCCTCGACATATCCTCGGCCATAACTTTCGCCTTCCACCCGGTTCATCCTGAGGGCGAACCAAGGGAAGTCCTTAGAAGAATAAGTCCCCATCGTGCTTTCGATGATGGTTCCTTGGACTTCCTGATAGGCCTTCCACTTGCCACCACCCAAGGCCTGAATGCAAGTGTAGACATCGACTTCCTCCTCGTCCTTTTCCCAAGGAACCGGCGCACCAAACAGTTGGTTGGTGATCTCGGCAGGGAGAGCGGACTTGGAGAAGGACTCCTTGACGATGATCTTTTCGATCGCCCCTTCAGAGTCCCGCGAGATGACGTACTGCTCCAGATGGTAAACCTTTAGGTTGTCCTTTCCGATGAAGAGAAGGACATTACCTCCGACAATCAGATGCTTGAGAGCCTCGAACAAAGCGGGGCGAATCGCAAGGGTCTCGATCTTCCGCATGACTGACTTCTCGATTGACGAGAGAGTCTTGTCGATCTCTGCCCTGACAGTGCCTTGGGCACCCAAAGCCCTGACCGCCTCGTCGTCGAGAGACAAACGGAAGAAAGGCTGGTTGGGAGGAAGAAGAGAAATGAGAAGAGAAGCGGCCAAGTGATTGACGCCGCGTGCCCCCAGACCCTGAAACGGAGTCGGATAGATCGTCGCTGAACTGTGCCCCTGCGGAGGAATCAGGGTGGGGATTGTCAACTTAGCGCAATCCCTAGCACGTTCCAAGAACGTATGCCTGTCTGATTCAAGCGAGTTGTATAGGGCTTTAGCGTTCATGATGTTCACTTGAATTGGACGTAAGCCGACCCGAGTTCAGGGTCAGCGATGCCTCCACGGAGGTCGGCCTGATACTGGTTTTGGTAATCGGCCATGATCCTTCGCCGTTCGCTTGGCAAGATGTAACCCGGCGCTCTGCCTGACCCATAGATCATCGCCCGAGTGTCCCCTTGCCTGTTGGGGTAGTCGCGGGCAAACCTTTGCTCAGGAGTGAGCAGAGTGGAGGCATTGGTCGGCGGGGTGATCATGCCTGTCGAGTTCCAGAAACTTTCACCGGGGCGGCGGGATGCAGGCATTCCCGCAATCTCACGAAGGGCGTCCGAATAAGAAGGGGCACCCATCACATACCCACACCGGAGTAGCCGCCGGAAGATCCGCCAGACGCGGGGCGATTGATGGTCAGACGCCGCTTGCCCTTGGTCGCCGAGGAGGAGTATCCGCGAGCCGCGCCTCTCTTGATCTGCGATCTGCCGGGCAGGGATACGGCTCGGGGAGAGGGGTTAGGCGTCGGGGGCGGGGCCAGAGGCTTAGGCGTTTCTGGCGGCGGGGGCGGGGAGCCTCCTCCAAACATGGCAAGTCTCCTAGAAAGGGGCAGCGATGATCAAATTTGTACCGACCCTGCTCGTCGATCCAGTCGATCAACTGCTGGGGAGTCCAAACCCTATCCGGGATTTGATACCCGGACTCGGCCAGATACTTCTTGGTTTCCGTCACGCAATCATTGGGCAAGCAAAACCGGATCAGACCTCGGGTGAGGCCAAGAAGGTAGAAGCCGATTGTTGCTTTGATGATCGAATCCTTGCGGTCTTTGTCACGCTCCCAGTCGAGAGCCTGACCGACCACCCCGTACAGATTGATGTGACCGGTGAAGTGGTAGTTCCACTTGGACGCCTGCCTGAGGGTGGCTACCTTGGTGTCCAGAAACCTGTGGTCCC